GCAATAAGTGATGCAACTATTAGAGGTGGTTTAAATACTTTTGATATTGGGTTAATTGCGAATTCACTTGACACCAAGATGAAGGCAGTTTATCCATTTGTAGGGGGTACAGCAAGTACACATAAATTTAACTTTATGAACTCGGCTGATACTAACGCAGCATTTAGACTTGCATTTAGTGGTACTTGGACTCACTCAAGTACAGGTGTTACACCTAATGGAACAAATGCTTTTGCTGATACTTTTTTTATTCCTTCAGTTGATGCAAGTACAAGTGGTTTTGGATTTGGTATATATTCAAGAGTTGACAATACTTCACCCACACAAATATATGGAGCAAATCAAAGTGGTATAAATATTACACAACAAAACTTATCAAATGGTAATTTTATTAATGGCACATTAGCAAGTAATATTATAAGTTTTACAGCAGCACCTTCAACAAGGTTCATGTATAATAGGAGAAATTCTACAACAGATATGCAGGCTTATCGTGATGGTGTAAGTTTAGGGACAAACACAGCCGCTGCAATAGCAATGCCGAATTGTAAGTTTTATTTTGGAGCAAGAAACACAATAACCAATATTCCAGATATTTATGATACACACGAAATTGCATTTGCTGTATTAGACATAGGTTTGACTAACACACAAGCATTATCATTAACAACATTAGTTAACAACTTCCAAACAACTTTAGGTAGAAATGTATAATTATGTTAGGATATAAATTAACAAACTCAGAAAAGGATTTATTGGTAGGGCAACAGTTTGACCTGTATCAATTTTTTAACCCTGTTACAGATATTGAAGACGTGTACTTTATTTTTGAAGGTGAAGTTGAAAACTGCGTAAACGAGGAGTTTATGTGGGTTAAAGACTTGCCAACAGCAGAGTATGTACCACCAACATCAGAACAGTCCTTAATTAAATAGTTTATGAAACAAGTTGCAATTGATTTTTTAAAGAATCACGGATGGAAGATAGCCGCTTTTATCTTATTAATGATAGCAGTTAAGTTTACTAACTTAGAGCCTAAGATGGTAATGGAATTTTTAAACAATAAATCTGTTATTCAAAGTGACACTGCCAATTAGTTTTAAGACATTCAGTAAAGACCCTTTCAAAGCTACCATGTTCATGGTACTTTGTGCTATTGCATACTTGTATGTAGACAATAAGATAAACTATACAAGTCAAATATCTAAGCATGAGCAGAAGATAATAGTGCTTGAGCAAAAGGTTGACTTGTTAAGTGTAGCATTAAAAAGGTCTGACAGCGCATTAGTAGCAGTTACGACAAAGTTGGAAGTTTTAACACAAATGGGAGCTATCAAATAATGAAATATTTATTACTCTCAATTATTACAATTCTTGCAGTAGAATTATCTACACCAAATAAAGAAGTAGAATATGACTCATCAATAGACTCATTACTTGCAAGGACTAATAACACGTTTAAACAGGCATCAACGGTGTGTGTTAAGGCTGAAAAGCAACAGGCAAAGATGATAACAGAGGTGAAGGAAAAAGTTGTCACCTTAGAAAAAGAAAAAGAAGAATTACAGGTAACACTTACAGAAACTAAATCTGAACTTCAAAATGTTAAAGAAACTATTAATACTAACGCTGCTGATACTGTCGAACCTTTCGACTTATTCCCAAGTAATTAAAACAATTGAAGGGCAAAAAGTAGTTTTATTTACACTTGAACAAGCAAAAGGTGTAAATGATACTTTTGTAAATCAAAAGCAAAACATTGCACGATTAAAAGTTCAAGATAGTTTAAACATAGTAAGTGTTAAATCTTTAATACAGCAGGATAGTATTCGTAAAGCAAAAGACAGCATAACTTACTACCAACAATTATTGCCTGAATTATCTGAGATAAAGATGTTATTAGTTTCACAGATAGAAACTCCATTTAAAGGTAACATAGAAATCGGAGCAGGTGCAGGTGCATCGACTTATTTTGGTGCGTATAGACCATTTAGTGAAGTCGCAAATGGAAAGTATTACATTCCAATGGGTTTTGCTGTTTTAAAGTACAACTTCCATAAACATCTTACAGCTAAGGTTGAGGTATCAACTACAAAAGTATTTGCTGATATTTTGAATAACCAAATTACTCAAGGTTCAATACTTGCAGATTATAACATTGCCCCAAACATATATAGTATTAGAGTAGTTATGATACCTATTGTTACAGTAGGGTATGACTTAATAGGTAAATCTATTATTGGTGGAGCAAGTATAAAAGGTTACTTTACAAAGAACACAGCATTAGAAATTAATGTTAGAGGCACTATGGTTAACATAGACAATATTGGTGCAAATGATTATTTATTTACAGGTGGCATATCAATTACTAAAAGAATATTATGAGATTTTTAAAAGAATTGTTTGACGATGGGAATACCATAAACGAGAAAGCGGTTGTTGGTTTTATTGCTTTCTTTATGCTGGTAATAGCATTGGGTGTAGATTTGGTTACGGGATACTTTGGCAACCCACTCGTAATAAACGAGTTTATATTCGATGGGTTTATGGTAATAGTTTTGGGCAGTTTTGGTATTGCCTCAGTTGATAAATGGATGAACAAAAAAAATAATACAAATGAGTAACATAAGTAAACACATCACGCTGAAAGAGGCTACCTATTCAGCAACAGGAGAAGCCAAAAAGATAGATAACAGCCCTACTGCTGAACATTTAGCAAGCATGAAGTTATTGGCTGAGAAAGTGTTTGAACCTATGCGTGAGTGGTACGGCAAACCAATAAAGATTAACTCATTTTACAGGAGTAAGGCTTTAAACTTGGCTATTCCCGGCAGTAGTTTGACAAGCCAACACTCATTAGGTCAAGCTATGGACATTGATACTGCTTCTGATAACAAGAAATTGTTTGATTATATTAAAGCTAACTTGGATTTCGATCAAATGATTTGGGAGTTTGGGACAAACGAAAACCCTGATTGGGTTCATGTTTCATACAAAGCAAAAGGCAACAGAAAACAAATACTGAGAGCCAAAAAAGTAAACGGAAAATCAACATACGAAACATACAAGTAATGAACAACAATACACTTTTAACACTTTGCTTGGTCCTAATTACCATGCTATCAATAAAACTACACTGCACTAATGAGCAGTTAAATAAAGAACTTGCAATAGTTAACGCATTGGAGAACGAAAACGCAACAATAGCTGCGGATAGAATGTTGGTGTTAGATAGTGTGGATGTGTTGCAAGATAAACTAAAAGAAAGCGAAAAGGAAAAGTTAAACGCTAAATTGTTGTATCTTCAGCAAACACGAGCAGTTAAGAATAAAATGCTTAAACGTTACGGAAATGTACAAATAGATAGATTTAACAATGCTTATTTAGACAGTAATGCAGTAGATAGCGTTAATAAATTAGCAATAGCATACGATTACAGCGTTAAAGATGGCAAAACAAAGGACACAATTATAGCGCATTTAACGAACGCAAATTTACAAGCCGATACTTTGTTAGCTAATAAAGATACAATCATTAAGGCGCAAACTAAAGTGGCAAAAAAAGCTAACAACTTAGTTAAGGTGTGGCAAGGTGTAAGCTATGGATTAGCTGCATTAACCCTGATTGTCTACATTACTGCAAAATAATTTTAAAAAAAACTTGGATTAATCAAAATAAGGTTTATTTTTGTACCACACAATTAATAAACATTATGAGATTAACAGCACAATTACCTTATCAAGGTATTCAATTGGCAGCACCGTTCTGCAAACGTTCATCAATGATTAAAGATGACCGCAAAAAAGCCGAAGTAATTAAACGAGTAGTTTGTTCTTACTTGGGATTACAACAAAGTCTTATTGTTTCACGAGGGAGAAAAGGTCATATTGTAGAGGCAAGGCAAATGGCTATGTTCTTTATTCGTAAGTTCACAAGACTAAGCCTAAAGCAAACAGGTCTTGAGTTTGGTGGATTGGATCATTCAACTGTAATCCATGCGACTCACACGGTTAACAACACATTGAGTTACGATAAACTTTACATCAGGAAGTTTAAAGATGTAGAGAATCAAATTAAACAAGAATTAATTATCGCGTAATGAAAGTGTATGTAGACCAAGCCTACTTCATGGATTATAGTAATTCAATTGAAGTAATCATGTGCGAATTAGGCACACAAAACAACACCAATGCAGATTGGAAAACAGCAAGCATAGCACTTGCAGACCTAAACCATTTCATCCGCACACGTTACCCGGATGAATTTGTCATTGATATGCCTACACACGAAGGTGAACACAAGCAGTTCGCAGTTAAATATGTACACAATACAATGGATAACTTGGAAAAATATTGTAAGGAATATATTGAAAGTAATAAAAAGTTTATATATTTGACCGCACCAACCCAAGATTCGAATTTAAATTTATTTTAACACACCACTAAAACCAATAATTATGACAACACTATTAGAAAGATTAAAACCTGAACACGCAGCTACGATAGCTGCCAACCAAAAAGAGTATCCTACATTATTCGCAAGTTTGGTTAATGAGCTACCAAAATACACGCACGTTATCGACTTACCTATATTAACGGCAATGAGTTTGTTGCAGATGACAAACAAAGATGATAAAGCAAATTATTTTTACCTAAATGTAGCTGAATGTTTTATCGGGTATGACGAAACTATTAACCTTGACTACTCAGGCATAAGCCATGTATGTTGCGAAGACATTGACCACAGAGATGCGCCTGACTATTGTGATGCGTACATATCAGAGGCTACTTACTTCGGCAGACCTATGACTGAATTAGAACTTGAACTACTTAATGATGACAGCGACTTCGTTTACGATTCAGTTATCGAACAAATACACTAAACTACTATAATTATGGGAAAAACACTAACTAAACTGCCAACTTTGGCAGAACTCACGCAAGACTTGGAGTTAGCGTGGAAGAACGACCAATTAAATTTACTGCTTAATCAAGCACCACCAGCGCAATGGGTCAAGACACATCCATTCATTAAAGGCTACAACTACTTGCCTATTGATAAGGTGGAGTTATTACTGCGTAAAATTTTTAAGGAGTACAAGATCGAGATTACCGGACAAGGTACCGCATTTAATGGTGTGTGGGTAACAGTTCGTGTACACTTTAAAAGTCCTACTAATGGCGAGTGGTTGTTTTACGATGGCATCGGAGCAGCACAACTTCAAACTAAGCAAGGTGCAAGTCCTGCCGACTTAGGCAATATTAACAACGGAGCGTTAAGCATGGCGTTTCCAATAGCCAAGACCGTAGCTGTTAAGGATGCAGCGGACCATTTCGGGGCATTGTTTGGGGCAAACTTAAACCGCAAGGATGTTGTGGAGTTTAAACCCGATGCTAATATTAACGAGCAGTTTGTAAAGTCTAATGCAGAAAAAATGGGAGGTAAATAATGGATACTTTATCAGGAGTAAAATATTTAAAAGCAGAATTAAAGAATAGAGGTTTTGAATTTGATGATGACATTAATATGCTTTTTCAAATAGCATTCACAAAAGAAATCACTAATTTAAAAATATTAGAAGGCATCAGTTCTTATACTGAATACCAAATAGTAAATCAAAACTATTTAAATTTATTAACAACAACTATTAATACTGATATAGATGGCTAAGTATAACGTATTTGAAACAAAAGAACAATGGGCAAAATTCCGTAGAGGTTTATTTACAGCAAGCGAAGTACACAGGTTATTAGCTGAGCCAAAACTTAAAGCCGATAAAGAAGCAGGCAACCTAAGCGAAGGTGCAAAAACTTATGTTCGTGAGCGTGTGGCAATACTACTTGCACCGGAAGAACCACAACACTATAATAGTAACATGGAGCGTGGCAACGAAGTTGAACCACAAGCAGTATTAGCATACGCTGAAAGTATAGGCAAGTCGGTTAATGATGATGACTTCGTTTATACTTCTGTGGGTGGTTTTGTGTTTTTTACTGATGAAGACCATAACGCTGGCGGAACTCCCGATATTATAATCGGCAAATCAATCTGCGAAATCAAATGTCCTTTGTCTAAAACGCACCTTGAATATTTGATGATGCGTGATGCTGAGGAATTAAAGAAAGCAGTGCCTCAATACTATTCTCAAATGCAAATGAATATGTGGTTATGCGATGCAGACAAGGGAGATTTTATTTCTTTTGATGATAGGTACTACAATTCAAAGCATCACTTGCATATTGTCAACGTACCTCGTGATGAAGAACACATCGAGTTAATCAAATCAAAACTACTTAAAGCTAAAGAATACAAAGACCAAATATTAAATACAATATGATAGTAACAAGTATCTGTTTATCTGACATCCCAAAGGAGTCAATCACAACCGCAGCCAATGGCAAAAAGTATGTTAACATAGTAGTTGACCAGCGAAGGGGAAAAGACCAGTATGACAACACGCATACGGTCTACATGAGCCAATCAAAAGAAGATAGGCAAAATAAACTTCCAAAAAAGTATGTAGGCAACGGCAAAGAGTACACATTTTAAACAAAAGAGCCTCCCAAGTGGAGGTTTTTTATGTTTGTTTTAAAAATATTTGGTTTGATTTACAGCGAGTTACAAATTATTTTATAATTATTTTTGATTAAGTATTGCATTTATCAAAAGCAAACATATCTTTGTATCACCAAACCAATAAAAACAAATATTATGAAAACAAAAACACAAGAGTTAACCGCAACACAAGCAATTAAGTTAGCTAAAAAACAATTCATTGAAGAACATGGCAAGCGTTCATATAACGCAAGTGTATCAATTATGCAGAGATACACAGGAGGCAACTATGTATTAATTATATCTTCAGGATTATCAACAGAATTTTACTACAATTAATATGTCACATTTAATTTTTATTTTAGCATTTGCTGTATATGCGGTGTTAACATTACCAAGAGTAATTAAATCAATTAAATCAGATCTAAAACACTTTAAAAACCTAAAATAATGGACACCCAATTTGATGTATCAAGTCGCATTATTGAAATAATGATGCGTTTTAACAAAGAAGAATTAACTTACATGGCAGTAGCAATTGCAATAGCAACAGAAGTTGAGCAGTATGCTAATTTTAAAGCAGAAAGAATGTATAGTGAGGAAGAAGTAATTAATTTGTTAGAAACACAGAGGGGTAATTCTTACGTTGCAGTTTTGACGGCAACAAAAAATGATGAGTTAGCATCAATTGCTTTAAACGCACCTGAACCATGTGGAATTAAACAATTTAAAAAGAAATAACATGAAGTCGGAGATACTAATAAAAAGGCGTAACCGAGTATACAGGTTATTCATGCTAATGGTTAAGGAAGGCAACCACATGAAGGCAAGGCAGGCAGATTACTTGTTGAGGGTAATTGACAACAGGCTTGCAAGTTTACAAATAGGAAACTTATATTACAACTAATGGCTTTAAAGCATGGTTCATTATTTAGTGGAATTGGAGGTTTTGATTTAGCTTCCGAATGGATGGGATGGGAAAATGTTTTCCATTGTGAATGGATGGAATTTCCACGCAAGGTTTTAGATTATTACTGGCCTAATGCAGATAGCCATATTGATATTTGCAAAACTGATTTTACAAAATATGCAAACAGAATTGATATTCTCACAGGAGGATTCCCATGCCAACCATTCTCAATGGCAGGAAAAAGAAAAGGGACAAATGATGAACGCTACTTGTGGGGAGAAATGCTTAGAGCAATTCAAGAAATTAAACCCAAATATGTCATCGCAGAGAATGTCTTTGGTATCACGAATATTGATGGCGGATTGGTATTCGAGCAGGTGTGCCTTGACTTGGAAACTGAAGGGTACGAAGTTCAATCGTTTATTATTCCAGCTGCATCCAAAAACGCACCGCACAGAAGAGATAGATGTTGGTTTATTGCTACCTACACCTTGCAGATTCGATTACAACAGTGCAAGAACGAAAGAAAAATGGGAGATAGACAAGAAAAAGTATGCAGACAAAGGAGTCAATTTACAAATGGGATTAAAACAAATGGCAAAATTTCAAATGTTACCGACACCAACAGCACATCAACACAATGCAGGGACAGCAAAACCAAGAAAGGATGGCAAAACGAGAGAGGACGAATTAAATCATTTGGTGTCAATATTGAATGGGAAAAGTTCCCAACTGAATCCCCGATTTGTGGCGGAGATGATGGGATTCCCACCGAATTGGACGGAATTACCTTTTCTAAGTGGAGAGCAGAATCAATTAAAGGATACGGTAACGCCATAGTACCACAAGTAGCATTTGAATTATTTAAACAATTAGAACTATAATGAGCAAACGAGGAGGCAAGAGAAAAGGTGCTGGAAGACCAAGCAAGGATAACGCATTAACTGAGGGGATAAACGTATCCGTAGACATCAAGACAAAGCAATCATACAAGCTACTACCACTTGAAGTTAAGAGGCAGATAGGGGATAGGTTAAGAAGTGTTTTAATAAAATACTTGCATAATTAAAAACTAAGTATTATTATTGCATTATAGTTCGATCTCACATAAAGAACTAAACTTATTAAACGCCTCTTTATTGGAGTTATGAAGTGAGATCCATAACAAAAATATTGAGGCTTTTTTATTATGGCAGAATTTAAAAAATCATTTGTAGCATATTCCGATTGGAACGGAATGTTTAATGCTTTACCAGATGAAGTAGCAGGAAAACTTATTAAGCATATTTTTTCTTATGTAAACGATGAAAACCCAACAAGTGATGATTATGTAATTAATGCTTTGTTTGAGCCTATTAAATGTACATTAAAACGTGATTTACAAAAGTGGGATAAACAACGTGAGCAAAGAAGTGATGCAGGTAAAAAAAGTGCTGAGGTTCGTTCAACGAAATCCAACGAGCGTTCAACGGTCGTTAACGAAAAAGAACGAAATCCAACTGTAAGTGTTAATGTAAGTGTAAGTGATAGTGTTAATGTAAATGATAATGTTATAAAAGAGAATAATATAGAAGAACGCAAATTAAAATTTGCTTCCACTCTCGAACCTTTTTTACAAACTTATGGTCGTGATTTATTAAAAGATTTTTACAATTATTGGACAGAGCCTAATAAGTTAAATAATAAACTTAGATTTGAAAGCGAAAAGTTTTGGGATTTAAATCGTAGGTTAACAACTTGGAAAGGGAAAGAAAAAAACTTTGCGCAAAAAAAAGACAGACCAACCATGCGAACAACCAACGAAGTATTTGACAACGTAATTGAACGCATAAGGAATGGAGAGGACACAACCGTTAAGATAATTGGATTATGACAAACGAAATAATATTATCAACCAGCGTAAGTAAATTAAACAACGCTGAGTTAAGAATAAAGATAGCAGAGTTAATTAGATGGGCGCATAACAGGATGGGTTCAAAGAAAGACCACGAATTTGAGGCGATGGTTATGTTTGATTCTAACGAAATTTGTCGTGACTTGCAAACCATAACTGAGTTTAAAAACTTAAAGTTACCCGAACTATCAAAAATATTTCAAAAAGGATTGACGAACGGATATGGCGATTTTTTTGGTTTAAATTGTGTAACTTATGCCAAATGGATTAGAGCGTATCTAAGCGAACAAAAAACATCAGGTGGAATGTTGGAGCATCAAGTTGTTAAAGCACGTTTAGCAGAGGCAAAAGAACCCACAGAAAGCGAAAGAAGGGAGTTAAGTGAGGCTAATTTACAAAGAGTAATCGAAAAGTATAAACGTACAGGCATAATAGATGACAACGGAAACCCGGCTTACTTGTATTTGTGGAACACAGGTAGAATAAGATTTGATAATACAGAATGGGAGGCGCTAATCGCTAAAGCTACTGAGTTAGAAACTAAAAAACTAATCAAGTTAAGGGAAAGAGCGAAGGATGAAGTTGACAAAGTGCGTGTTTTGGAGTTAGATCGGGAATTAAACAACCTAAATCTAAACATAATTAAGACTACTGCTCGTAACCTGGCAGTAGAAAGTTGGGTTAAAAAAGAAATAAATTTGTTTTATCAAAAAAAGAATTAG